TGTTTTAATATCACAATAATATTCACAACCAGTTGCAAGGTTTCTTGGCTTATCAAGCATATGATATACTGTAAGCTGTTCTGCCTTACCATGATCGACAAGCCATTGCTGTGCCATAATATCTACGCCCTTAAAGTCTCCTACAACAAACTCAGAATTACTTAAATCGTATTCTAAGACTCGTTCTAAGACTGGTACATAGTATTTATCGAATTGCTCTTTTGTGAGCCAACCATGGCCAGAAATGAAATATCTCATACATTTATTATACAATAAAAAAAGACGCATGTAAACGTCTTTTTTATAATTTTTTGAATTCATCAATGGCTTGAATTACTTGTTTGAATATTTCATCTGTTGTCCATTTTTTCTCTTGCATCAAAATTGGACTGCCAGATGTTAAATAATAGCCTGTAAAGTCACCAGCATGTGCATAATCCCAACCAAGCCAATAATCAGCTTTGTTAATGACTAACTCAATGTCAGTGTTCAAATAAGCTAAATCATCACCAAAGGTTAATCCACCATGAACATATAATGGAACCTCATTATAATCGACTCCATAATATTTATGATCACGCGGAACCTTAATATAAGCACATGGATGTGTGCCATAAGAAATAATTAAATATTCAATGCCTTTATATAATCCGGCATCAAGTAATTTAACTTCTCTTGTTGGAATATAAATCATTTCTTTCATAATTAGATATCCTCTCTGACCCTCATATAAATTGGAAATCTTAATGAAGGTAAATTTGTTCTTGAATCATAGCTTTCTTCAAAGTATTTGACTGTGATATACTTATTTAAGTATTTATCTTTATTGGCCCAGAAGTAAGCTCTATCTTCATCGCTTAGCCCAGAACCAACTTTAACTGTATTATTCTTGTATTCACAAATAAATGCACCAAGGGTTCCAGCTAATTTATTAGCTCCCTCTTCGTAACCAATAATCTTAACTTCTGTATCTAAGAATTTCTTAACTTTAAGAAGATTATTAGAGCGCTTAAAGTCATATGGCGCATCACAGATGTTAATCATAATGCCCTCTTCGCCTTTATCAGTTTGGTCATTTAAGAATTCAATGATTTTGCTTGTATCTGTGCCTTTGTAGAGCATTGGTAGTAAGGTGAAGAAAGTTAGCCTATTAAGGTCAAAAATAGCTGATAAAGTGCTTCTTCTTGCACTATAAGTCATTGGGCAACATTGCATCTTAAAATTAGCAATTGGCATATAATCAAAGACTAACATTTTAAGGCCATGCTTAGCTGTATCTTTAGTTCTACTAAGCTTCATAGTATTTTTATAAGTATCTTCTTTTGATGTTTCCATAGCGACGATTTCACCATCAAATACAAAGTTATCTTCTTGAATATTTTTAAGCTCATTTTCTAAATCAACAAGACCTTCATATGGTTGGCCCTGACGAGTCCAGAAACTAACTTGACCATTATCTTTCATAGCAATAATTCTACTGCCATCAATCTTGGTCGTAAGCACGAATTCTTTACCTTCAACGATTTCTGGTTTATCAAAATATTTATTTGATAGTTGGACATTAAATTCAGGAATAAGGCCAGGAATAACCTTATTAATTGTTTTAGAATCAATGCCTAATTGCAAGTTTTTCGTAATAATTTTTTCATATAAAACCTCTAATTGCCAACCAAGAGGTCTTAACATATCGAGCTCATAATTTTGAACAACTCTAATATCCTCATCTCGGCCAGTATTGTGAGTTTTAATATATTCAAATACTTCTTTATCAGATTCAAAAGTATTATCAGACCACAAATCAAATACTTGTGGTAATTCTTTATTTAATTTTTTATCTGAAATGCCTGTAACAATATAAGGATTGTAAATAAAGTTTAAAAGATATTTAATATCTTCATCATCTTTATATTTTTCTAAAACAGCAATCTTAGCTAACCTAGAATTATCTGCTAAAATCTCATTCACAAATTTATTAAACTTTAATATCATTATTCTTGTACCCCATAAATCTTTGAAATATAGCCATCATTTTTAATTTGCTTACGACGAGCTGCAGAAAGCTTTTTGATAATGATTTGAATTACTAGGTCTGGCTCTAAGTCATTTTCTTGACAAAAGTCAAAGATTTCATTATAAAGATAAACAAATTCATTATGAATATCCTTATGCATTTGTTTACAAGCTTCTTCGGCAATTTCATCCTCAGCTTGCATTTCTAATTTTTCAAATTCTTCTTTAGTCATAATAATTAATCACAAGACTTCGGACAAAATACATGAAGTCTTTGCAATGTCTCCTCCTGTGCAGATGTTAAATGCAAATTTTTTGTATACCAATTAGTATGTCCTAATTTTGCATCTCGTTCTCCTAAAGCATATATTTTACACCAACCTTGATTTTCTAAACTTTCTTCACTTGAATGTAAATACTCTTCAGCAATAAATGAATGGTCATGATAGCTACAGCCAATAAATGTTCCATCTGGTGCAACCCAACCTAAATTAGAGTTTGGATCAATAGCAGACTTTACATAAATATCCCATTTTTCTTTATATTCTTTTGTCATTTGCAAATGGTCATAGTCTTTTGCTTCTACAATTAAAAACTTTTCTGGATTAGCTTTGATTTCTTGATAGATATCATGACCCCAAACAAAATCGTTAAACCTATCACCAAGTTGCCAGCCGGTGCGTAAACCTTTTTCTCTAAAATCAATCATACACCACTCCGGACATTGACCATTTCCATGAATATCATGATGTGCAATTCTATATACAAAATACATTATTCATCTACCTCATTAATATAATCGATATAGAGCTTACCGTCCATGTGATCAATTTCATGTTGGAATACTCTTGCTAAAAAGCCTGTTGCTTCGACTGCGATATTTTTATTTTGAATAGCATCATATGCCATAATCATTACTTGAACCGCACGAGTAATTGGTTCATCATGCTCTTCTTTGACTGATAAACAACCCTCTGGATAAGCCTCAGTCTTAGAAGACCTGCGAATAATCTTTGGATTTACTAATTTATAATTTACAACTTTGCCGCTTGGCATTGTATGCTTAATAACGCACATTCTTTTGGGAATACCAACTTGAATAGCAGATAAGCCAACCGCTGTATCATTATGTTCTTTTAACCAAGCATACATTTCGTCTAATAAGGTTTTATCTTCTTTCGAGAGCGGAAGTTTTACTTCTGCAGATTTTTCTCTGAGTAATGGATTTGGATATACAATAATATTGTTCATAATAAAAACCTCTATTTATATTATACAACAAATAGAGGTAAAGTAAATAGTTTTTTAAAGATTATTTTTAGTTTTCAGCTTTCCTTAAAGCATCATAAACAACTTCTGGGAAATGCGATTTAATACACTTTGGTATATACCATTTTTTAACCAAAGAAGTATCACCTTTAACCTTTAGTATCTTACCAACATGATGATATTTGAATATTGAAGGCGGACAATGCGTAACTAAATCATTATTTGTTCTAATAACTGTGAATGTTGCCCATCTTTCCCTTAACTCTGGTTTAACCCTATACTCAGCATACATTCTTGGTGCTTCAAAGCCAAAACCAACTAAACCATCTTCTCTAAGATCTGGGCGCCAGAACCAAACACATTCGTGACAAAACGCAGCAAGGGCTCCGCCATGAGAATATCCAACAACAATAATCTTTTTCCACTTATAGACTTCTTTAAAATAATAAGAGTCCTCAAATGAATTATAAAAGCGTTTCTTTCTTTTTTCTTGAATTTTTTCTATAACAATATCTTCAACTTCTTTCCAAGCCTCTAAAAATCCTCTATGAACTCTATATGGAATTTTCATATCTTTGTATGGGCGTTTTCCAAATAAGAAATTTCTAATTCAGTCTGTTACAGACTCACTGCCTTGAAAATAAATGTAAAGAATATCGCGCTCTTCTACAAAAGCATAATTAACATCGTGCCCAACCGTTTTATATTTAATTGTATGAGCACAATTATAAAATAAATTACTTAATTTTAATTCCATAATATTATCCTCTTAACATAATAATTTAGCAAATGTGAGCTAAATTAAGTAGTTAAATATTATATCGTATAATATTATGATGAAAGTTTGTATTAATGCTATTTGTAAAAATGAAATAATTAATCTATTAGATTGAGTCAACAGTTTTTCAGATACAGATTATTTTGCAATATTAGATACTGGGTCTACTGATGGTACCTGAGAAAAGCTTCAAGAATTACAAGCACAAATGCCGGATAGATTTTTTATTTCTCAGCAACAATTTACACCATTTTATTTTGATGCCGCACGAAATGCTGCTATTAAATTAGTACCAGCGGATGCAGATATTATTATTGGTGTAGACCTAGATGAACGTATAAATCCTGGTTGAAAACCACAACTTGAGTTATTAGATAAAAATATAAATATTTTTAATTTATATCGTCGTGATGTTACAAAAACTTATATTGGTAACTACGTACCAATGCTCCGCATATTTAGAAATAATAATAAAACAAAATGGTATTATCCAGTTCATGAAACTCTTGGAGATGTAGAAACTGGCGTACATATAGATACTTGTCCGACAATAGATATTTATTTAGAGCATTATGAAGATGGTGACCCATTAAAATGGCAATGATATAATAAGCTATTAGAAAAACGTTGTGAAGATTATCCAGAGGACGCTGGAGGAATTTATATTGTATTGGCATACCAAAACTATATTTTGCATGATTATAATAAAGCTTGAAAATATATGCAATTAGCAAAATATACTTATGATAATACGCCAAAAGAAATAAGTAAAAAATTAGGCTGAAATGGAGCCTGAATATATAAACAATGGGAGTTATATAAAATGTCAGCAGAAAAGAAAATCGCAGTTTATGCAATATGTAAAAATGAATTAAAATTTGTAGATAATTGGGTAAAGTCAATGTCAGAAGCAAATTATATTTGTGTTCTCGATACTGGTTCTACTGATGGTACTTATGAAAAATTACTTGAATATCAAGCTAAATATCCAGCTCAATTCAGAGTTGCCCAAAAAGTAATTACACCATGGAGATTTGACGTTGCTAGAAATGAGTCATTAAAGCTTGTTCCAGAAGACACTGAAATTTATATTTGTACTGATTTAGATGAGCTTCTTGATACTGGATGGGCAAAGCCACTTCGTGAAAAATGGATTCCTGGAAAACACACTCGTGCAACATATAAATATATCTGGTCTCATTTAGATAATGGTGAACCTGGACGTATATTTAACTATAATAAAATCCATGATAAGAATTGGGAATGGAGATACCCTGTCCATGAATTATTGTGGCATAAAACAAATCAAACTGAAAATTATTCAAATGAAAATTCATTATATTTATTTAATGAAATAACTCTACAGCATTACCCAGATAAAACTAAATCACGTGGTTCATATCTTGGACTATTGGAACTTAGAGAAAAAGAGTATCCAGAAGATATGTATGGATTAATCTATCTAGCACACGAATATAGATATCGCGGTTTCTTAGAAAAATCTATTGAAAAATTAAATAAAGTCTTAACTGTCTATGACAAGCAAATTGCTTCTGTTGAAAGAGCAAGCTGCTACTTATTTATGGGTGATGATTATACTGATTTAAAACAATACGATAAAGCTATTGCAAGCTATTTAAAAGGCATTGAGATTGAACCTACTTATCGTGAATTATATCTTAACCTTGCAAAAGTATTCATTACTATAAAACAATATAGCTTCGCAATTGAAACAATTAGACAAGGCTTAGATAAGAGCTATAGACATTATACTTGGCTAGAGCGTGATACTTCTTGGTCTTATGAACCATATGACTTATTGTGCTTAGCTTATTACTATAATGGTGACAAACTAAAGAGCTTAGGATGTGCTTATAAAGCATTGCAATTCGAGCCTGAAAATAATAGACTTAAAGACAATGTAAAAAGAGTCATTGATACAATGACTGAAAAAGATTATTAAAAAAAGAACTCATTTGAGTTCTTTTTTTATTTATGATGTTCTCTAACGTAATCAAACATTGGTTTGATATCATCAAGCATTGGTTGACGCTCTTCAATAGGAGTTGTGGAGTTTACACTAAATGTTTTTGTAACAGAGTCAACGAACATTGTGAATGTTCCATCACCACCCATATAGAACTTATCCCATTCATCTTTGCTGAGCATATCTTTAACTTTTAATTGTTCAAGAGATAGATTATCAAAGCTTACAACAGCAAAGTGCTCAACAATTTCAGGAAGGAATACGTAATTCCTTTCTTTTTCATATTCAAGCTCTTTATTATAGAAGGTCTTACCACGTCTGAATTCTTTATAACCAAGGATTAAAATCTTTAAATCTTTGTCATAGAGCTTTCTAAAATCATCAATTGTATGAACGCCGTTAATCATATGAATAACAGCAGTTGGAATTTGTTTAAGCTTTGCAATTAAATCATCAGTAATAGTAACTAATGAAACGCCAAGACCATAAATTAAATGATCATCTATCATCTTTTTGACTTCATCAAAGTGTTTAATAAAATGGACTTGATTAATAGTCATATTTGGAATTAACTTAAGCTTCTTGCATTTCTTTAAGAAAGGAATTAAGTCAGGATGTTCAAGTGGATTTCCACCACCGATAGCTAATTCAGTAAATGGATTTAAAGTCTCAACAAACTTATCATGCATGATATCACCATGCGCGCCATCAGGTCTAGAATCCTCATGGCAGAAAGGACAACCTTTGTCACACTTGTTGGTAATCTTATAATCTAAAGACTCTGGCTTTTCTGGAATAAAGCAGTCTAAGTTATTTCTACGAACCTTTGTGCCATCATCAAACATTAAGATTTCGTAGTTGCCATTTTGTACTTTTCCAAGTAATTTCATAGTTTACTCCTTAGATATTAACATCAATTTTAATGCAGTCTTTAACCATATAGTTTTCGATAGCATCGCGTAATTCAGTTTGTGCTTTATAATTAGAAGCATCAATATTTCTGACTACAATTCTAAATGCACTATTTTGTTCTTCAAGAGCTGCAATAGTTTGCTTATATTCTTTAATTAAAGCTTCATTAGCTTCAATCTTTTGATTGTATTCTGCCTTTTGTTCATCAACAGTTACAAGTTGTTTAAGCAAAGCATCTTGCATATCATCAATTCTCTTTAGAGACTCGGTGATATATTGTTTGTTAAGAGCATCATTGCCAATTCCTAAATCAATCTTATAGATTGTAATCATGGTCTTTTCTTTATCATTTGTGATTAAGACCCAACCATGCGGATTGACATAAACGTCAACTGGTCGTGAGGAGTGGCCGATAATACCGCTATAAATCTTTTTGCAATGTTCATACATTTGCTCAAGTTCTTTTGTGTAGCGTTCTTTTAAGCTATCGACGAATGGTCCCTCAGCTTCCCTTACACGCTCATGATACCTTTGAAAACAGTGATTACTAATGTTCATAATTAACCTCCGAAATATTTATTTCTATAATATCATACAATATAAAAAGGGCTTTTGCAGCCCTTTTTTGAATTTTTTGAAATTAATTTTTAACCATCATAGCCATATTTGGCAACAGCTTTGACAACTTCGCCGCCAGGTGTGGTATAACTATAGGTTGAGCATTCGAGATAATCTGTATCACAGAATTCATCGTAAGTGCAGAAGTCATAAGTATCACGTTCTTCACCAATGCTTTCATAGTAAGCATCAATTTCTGCTTTTGGATAGAATTTACCCTCGGTGAATTTATTCTTATCTTTTGAACTCCACCAACTATTGCAGTAATAGACTTCACCTTTTTCCCATTTGTCAAAATCTGACTTGACAGCCATAACTAAGCTGTGTGTGCTGGAACTGTTTGTTTCAAAAACATTTTTTCTAACTTGAATCATTTTTATGTAATCTCCTAATTATTACCAATATCTGTAGTTTTTACGCGCAATCTCGATAGTGTCATTAACCGGTCTATCAAAGAAGGCTTCTCTGTCTTCATCTGTATCTGTCATACCTGAGAATAGGCATGAATTATCATTATCAATGATGATAATAATATCATTATTGAAAACTAATTCTTCTGGACTTACTTCATTTGAGGTACCAACACTATCGTGGTCAACATAACCGTGTTCCCAATAAGAATCGCAAGACTCTGTTACAACCTCTTTAACATTAGGGCATCTAGCCTTAATCATTTCTACAACGCTATCTTCTAAGCATTGATGATCTGTAATAAGGTAAGAAAGCTTTTCAATCGGAGTTTTTAAAATATCTGGTCCCCAACCAAATTCGCCATATGGAATAGTCAATACTCCATCTTCATCAACAGGTAAATCATAAGAATAGCCCCTATTTTTCTTGGAAAATACTAAGCTATGAGATGAGCTGCTATTTGTTTCAAAAACTGAACTTCTAATATTAATCATGATCTAATACCAATACATA